CCTCCCCTTTCGCTCAATTTCCAACTATGCCGCGCAAACCTCGATCCGATTCCGCAGCCTCGGCCATCCAAGCGATGGTGGCCGCGTCTCTGCCGCCGCTTGAGCCGCCCGAGCATGTGGCTTTGCGCCCGCAGGATCGGCCGTTCTGGGCCGGTATAATGCGTTCTCGTGCGCGCGCAGAGTGGTCGGAAACCGACATGATCGTCGCCGCGCAGCTCGCGCGCTGCCAGGCCGACATTGAAAGCGAGTCGGCCCGCCTGGACGCCGAGGGTGCGGTGATCGAGAACCAGCGCGGGACGCCGATCATGAACCCGCGCCATTCGGTTCTCGAGCAGCTCGCGCGCAAGGAACTCGCGCTGATGCGGGCGATTACGCTGGTGGTGGCCACCCGTGGGCGCGATCAAGCGGCGACCCGGCGCACCGAATCGGCCGCGCGCGAGGCCAACGCAACGCTTGCCGGCGAAGAACTTCTCGCCTGATGACCCGGGGCGGGCGCGTCTGCGCGTTCATTGAGCGCTACTGCGTCGTCCCGGAAGGCGATCTACAGGGCCAGCCGCTGCGGCTTGAGCCGTTCCAGCGCCGGTTTATCCTCGACATCTATGACAATCCGGCCGGCACCCGGCGCGGATATCTGTCGATGGCGCGCAAGAATGCCAAGACAGCGACCATTGCCTGCATCCTGCTGGCCCACATTGCCGGTCCCGAGGCGGTGCAGAACAGCCGGATCGTCTCCGGCGCGATGAGCCGGGATCAAGCGGGCGAGGTGTACAACTACGCCTCGAAGATGATCCAGCTCTCGCCCGAGCTGTCGGCCAAGACCCGGATCGTGCCCAGTGGCAAACGGATCTTCGGCCTGGCGCGCAACGTCGAGTACAACGCCATCAGCGCCGAGGGCAAAACCGCGCACGGGAAGTCGCCGGCACTGGCAATCCTCGACGAAGTGGGGCAGATTCGCGGCCCGCAGAGCGATTTCGTGGACGCAATCGTGACCGCGCAGGGGGCGTACACCAACGCACTGCTGCTCGCGATCAGCACGCAGGCACCGTCTGACGCCGACCTGTTCTCGATCTGGCTCGACGATGCCCGCGCATCGGGCGATAAGCGGGTCGTCTGTCACCTGTACGAGGCCCCGAAAGAGGCTGCGCTGACCGATCCGGCCGCGTGGGCTGCGGCGAATCCGGCTCTGGGCAAGTTCCTGAGCCTGGATGGCATGCGCGAGCAGGCTGACCGTGCCGCCAGGATGCCGAGCTTTGAGGCGACGTTCCGCAACCTAGCGCTTAACCAGCGCGTCGAGAAAATCGCGCCGTTTATCTCGCGCTCGGTTTGGATCGCGAACAGCGCCGAGCCGGACGACCGCGCTTTCTACGAAAACCCGGTTGCGGCCGGTCTCGACTTGTCAGCGCGGCAGGATCTGACCGCACTGGTGCTGACCGCATGGGACGGCGAGCGCGTGCATGTGCGGCCGATCTTCTGGACGCCCGAAAAAGGGCTGCGGGACCGGGCGAAACGTGACCGCGCACCCTACGATGTCTGGCATCAAGAGGGCTTTCTGCGGGCGCTGCCGGGTGCCAGCATCGACTACGAGGCCGTGACGCGCGACATTGCCGACGCCGTGGACGGCATGGACCTGCAAACCATGGCCTTCGACCGGTGGCGATTCGACGTCCTGCAGGCCGAATTGCAGAAGCTCGGCATCGAGTGGCCGCTGAAGGAGTTCGGCCAGGGCTTCCGGGACATGGCACCGGCAATCGACAGCCTGGAGACGCTGCTGCTCAACGAGCAAATGGCCCACGGCGGTCACCCGGTTTTGACAATGTGCATGGCCAATGCCAGAATCGAGAAAGATGCGGCAGGAAATCGCAAGCTGAACAAGGGCCGCGCGACCGGTCGCATCGATGGCGCAGTCGCGCTCGCGATGGCCGTCGGCGTCATGCAGAATGTCGAAACGGGCGGGGATTTCGACGGCTATCTGGCCGCGCCGCTGATCGTGTAGAGGTCAAATGGTCAACCCGTTCTACCAGGTCGGGCAGTGGCTTTTCGGTGGCCTGCGGCGGCTGGTCGGCATTCAGTACCCGATGCCCGCCTACGAGGCCGATGCGGCCGCGCCGGTCACCTTCGACACCGCGATGCAGCTGTCGGCCGTCTGGGCCTGCGTCAAGCTGCTGTCGGAGACGCCCGCCAGCCTGCCGCTGAACTTCTACCGGCGCGTCAACGGCGACCGCGTGCCGGTGCCGGATCATCCGCTGGCCGAGTTGTTCGCACGCAAGCCGAATCGGTACCAGACCCGGATCGAATTCTGGGAAACCGTCTTCCTGCAACTCGAACTCTTCGGCAACTCGTACTGCCAGATCACGCGATCCGGCGACCGCATCGTGTCGCTCATGCCGCTGATGTCGAGCCAGATGGAAGTCCGGCTGATGGACGACGGCTCGCTGACGTACCAGTACCAGACCGAAAACGGTTCGCTTGCGATCTTCAGCGAACGCTCGATCTGGCACCTGAAGCTCATGGGCAACGGGCTGACCGGCCTGTCGCCGCTCGCCTACCAGCGCAACACGCTCGGCATCGCCAGCGCGGCCGAAAAGGCGGTAACGAACGTCTACAAGAACGGCGCGAAACCGTCCGGCGTGCTCAAACTCGACCGGCTGTTGACGCAGGCCCAGCGCGCCGAGGCTCGAGCCGCGTTCGCCACCCTGACCACGGGCGAGAGCAACCGGCTCATGGTGCTGGAAAAGGGCACCGAGTTCGAGGCCATTTCGCTCTCGCCGCAAGACATCGAGCTACTGTCAAGCCGGAAGTTTCAACTGTCCGAGATTTGCCGCTGGTACGGCGTGCCGTCGGTACTTGTCAACGACAACAACGGGCAGACGACCTGGGGCACCGGCATCTACGAGATCGTGCAGGGCTTCTACAAGCTCACCATGCGCCCGCTGCTGGAAAAGTGCGAGATCAGCATGCAGACGCACCTTCTGTCCGACCGGGACCGGCGCGATATCGAGATCGAATTCGACTTCAACGCGCTGCTGACGGCCGATTACAAGACGCTGGTGGAGTCGCTGAAAGGCGCGGTCAGCGGTGGCCTGCTGACGCCGAACGAGGCCCGGGCGCGGATGAACGAGTCGCCGCAGGAAAACGGCGATGTCCTCTACATGCAGGGCGCGATGATGCCCATCGACCGTCTTGGCCAGCCCGCAGCGCCAACGCCGGCGCAGGCCGAGGAGCGATCCGCAGCGGTGGCGCTCGAGCGGCGCTTCGATGCGATGCAGGGCGACATCCAAGAGTTCAAGGCCCGCCAGGTCGCGCTGATGGAGCGCCAGCCGGCCGCGCAGCCGATCACGGTTCGCGTGGGCATCGACAACGAGCAGATGACCAAGATGGCGCTCGACGTCCAGCAGGTCGCGAATCACGCGTTCTTGCAGATCAAGCAGGAGATCGAGCAGATGGAGCTAGTCGTGAACCCGGTGATCCACAACCACATCGAAATCCCCGAAGCGAAGATGGTACCGCCGCAGGTCAACGTCTACAATGAGATTTCGCCCGCGCCGGTCACTGTCCTCGACTCGCATCCGACCCGCGCAATCCAGACCGTCGAGCGCAACGGGATCGACGAGATCACGCGCACCGTTACCGTGTACGAGCATTGATCGCAGGAGCATAGGCCATGGCCGTCACCTACACCACCGCAGTTAAAACCGCTCGCATGACCGCCGTGCGCGACCAGATCGACGGCGGGCCTGGCGCTGGCATCCTCCAGATCGGCACGACCGGCATGGCGAGCATCCTGGCCGAATTCACGCTCGACGACCCGAGCGGCACCATCTCCGGGGCCGTGCTGACGCTGTCCGGGTTTCCGAAGTCCGACACGTCGGCCAACAACACCGGCACCGCTGCCGCAGCGCGCATTCGCGACAGCACCGGCACCGATGTGATCACCGGACTGACCGTCGGCCTGTCTGCGTCTGACATCATCCTCGACAGCCTCTCGATCACGGCGGGGCAGACGGTGACGCTCAACTCAGCAACCATCACGCACGCGACCTGACCATGGCTGACAACGTAGGCTACACACCAGGAGTAGGCGCGACAGTCGCTGCCGACGACATCGGCGGCGTACTGCACCAGCGCGTCAAGATCGGCGTAGGCGCAGACGGCACGGCGGCCGATGTCTCCGACGCCAACCCCATGCCGGTTGCCGCATACGGTGAACTGATCGAGGCCATCGAGGCAATGCGGATGGCCATCGGCGCGCTGACCAAGACCATCGGCTATGCGCTGCCCAACGCGGCGGGCCAGCCGATCATGGAGGCTCGGCAGGCAACCGCTGCGAACTTGGTCATGACGGTCGGCTCGATTGCAGGCGGACAAACGCTTGCGACGGTTTCGACCCTCACGAACCAGACGCAGATCGGCGGCTTCGCGGCCAACGACCAGATTCCTGCACTGATGCACATGCAGGCGGACTCCCTTCGGCGCAACATCTTGGTGACCTGACATGCCTACAACTAACGGAAATCGCAAAATCCTCGACCTCAAGCGCTGGGAATTCTGCGCGCCGTCGCCTGTTGCGTCGGTGGCCGGATCGTTCATCGTGTCGTCGCGGCACTTCCGCCAGCAGCAGATGCTGATTACCGGCAACGCGGCGGCTGCGGTCTATAACCCGTCCGAAGACGGATGGGTCAACCTGCCATCGCCTGCGCTGGCGGGCACCTTCGGAGCCGGGGCCAGTGGCACGGCAGGCGCATGGTCCACCGGGGCAACTGTGGGCGTGGCATCGCTGACCGCGACCGCTGGCACGACCAGCACGATCACGACCAACCAGACGTTGGCGCGTGATCTGCGCGGCTACAAGATTCTGATCATGGCAGGCCCGAACAACGGCTTGGCGCTCGAAATCGTGAGCAACACCATCGGCACGAACGCGGTGATCACGGTCGCTACGCAGGCCAACGCGTTCTCTGCATCGACGGTCTACCGGCTGCTGACGCCGCGCTTCTATGTGGTCGGTGCAGGTACGCTGGCGGCGGGCAGTTTCCGGGTCTACGATTACGCGACGAACACCTGGACGACGCTGTCGCAGACCGGCCTGCCTGCATCACTCGCAACGGACGGCAAGCTCATTGCCACCCCGTCGATTGTCGATGGCGTGTTCAAGTCGTTCGCCACCGGCACGGCGACCTCGGCGACAGCAACGACGCTTGTGCAGACGGGCAAGACATGGGCCGCGAGCCAGTGGATCAACTCGCAGGTACGCATCACGGGCGGCACGGGCGCGGGCCAGATTCGCACGATCACGGCGAACACCGCCGACTCGCTGACCGTCGCGACTTGGACGACGACGCCGGACGCGACCTCGACCTACGACATCTCGGGCAACGACAACTTCCTGTACTACATCGGCAACAACGCGGTGACGATGTACCGCTACGACATCGCGGCGAACACATGGGCAACGCTGTCGCCGGGCGTTGCGCGAGGCGGCGCGCCGGGCGCGGGCATGTCGGGGCACTGGGTGCATTCCGCGCCCGAGGCTGATTGGAATGCTGAGTCAGCCATCATCAACGGGCGCTACATCTACTCGTTTCGGGGCGCTGCTGGCGCGCTGCTCGACCGATACGACATTGCAGGCAACACTTGGGCGGCGGTCACCTACAGTCCCAGCACCGAGACGTTCACGACCGGCACGAAGTACGCGCTGCACAACGGTACGCTCTACGTCCAGAAAGAGGCCACGGGCCGCTGGTTCGCCTACGACTTCGCCCGCTCGGAGATGTTCCCGTGGTCAACGATGCTCTACCCGCAGGGCGCGGCGCTGCTCGGCGATACGGCGTTTGATGTGATTTACAAGGACGGGGCAACAGACGTTTATTACGTCTACATGCTGCTCAACACCTCAACCGTGCTGCTGCGGCAAATGGTGATCTGATGACAATCGCGGAACTGATCCTGATGTGCGAGCGTCGGCTGACCCACCTTCAAAGCGTGCGAGGTTCTGCCGTCGCGCTGGGCGACATGCAACAGGCCGCTCGGATCGACGCGGACATCGCTGAGACGCAGACAACGCTGAACCAGCTTCAGACCCTGGCGGTCTAACCGATGCTGCTCACGCTGCTCTCGCAGCAGGGCGGCGCTGGCGCAACCGGCACGCTGGCAGCAACCGAGACCGGTGCCGACGCGCTGGCCGCGTCCGGCGTCGTCCTGGTCGTCGGCACGCTGGCCGCAACCGAAACCGGCTCCGACACGCTCGCCGCGACCGGAACGGTTCTGGTCGTCGGCGCGCTGGCTGCGACCGAGACCGGATCGGACGTATTCGCCGCAACTGGCGGCACCGTTACGACCGTCACCGGATCTTTGGCGGCTACCGAGACCGGATCGGACGTGCTGGCCGCATCCGGCGTGGTGGTCGTCGCCGGTACGATGGCGGCAACCGAAACCGGCTCGGACGTGTTCGCGGCAACCGGCGACACGCTTTTCTTTACCATCACCGGTTCGCAGGCGCGGCGACTGCTGGCAATCCATCTGCTGCACGGGCTCGAGATCGGAAGTCCGCTGACCGTGAGCGCTACCGCGCGCCAGGCTGGCGTGGTGACGCAGACGGTGGCAGACGCGGCCGGCACAGTGACCATTGCCACGACGGCAGGCGTCTCGGTGTTCGCGGGCAATCCGGGCCTGATGATTGACGAGCTGGCCGCGCTCCACGGCATCACCGCGCCGCTGGTCGTCACCGCGTCGAGCCGAGTTGCCGGGTCAATCGTGCAGTCCATCGGCACGGCGGGCGACGTGACTACGGTTTCCCGCTCCGCATGAGCCTCAGTGCCCGCGCGATCGCGCTGCAAGGGATCGGCTTTACGCCCGTCCTGGTGGCCGTGCAGGGCCTGCTCGGCGTCGGCGCACCGCCACCATCGGGCGGCGGCGGAAACATCCTCTGGCCTGCATTCCCGGTGTTCGACGATGCGGCAGCGCGACGACTCAAGCGCCGCCGAGAGGAAATTTTGCTTTTGCTGCCCAAATGATAGAATGACCGAAACGAGGCCCGACATGGAAACGAAACGCCTGCCGCTCGATTTGCTCGACATCAAATTCAGCAGCGCCGGAATGGCGTTCAGCGGCTATGCGTCCGTGTTCGGCGGCGTCGATTCCTACGGCGACACCATCGACCCGAAGGCCTACGACCGGACGCTCAAGAACCGCAACCGGGACCGTCCGATCCGCATGCGATGGAACCACTACGGGCCGATCATCGGCAAATGGATCGAAATGCGGGCCGACGAAAAAGGCCTGTTCGTCTCGGGCGAACTCACGCCGGGGCACTCGGTGGCCGAGGACGTGTATGCCAGCATGAAGCACGGCGCGGTGGACGGCATGTCCATCGGCTACGTCCCCAAGAAGATCGAGATGCTGGCCGACGATAAGCGGCTGCTCAAAGAGATTCATCTGGTCGAGATCTCAATCGTCGAGGAACCTGCTGACCTCGGCGCGAAGATCGGCGACGTGAAATCGATTTTGGAAGCGTGCGGCACATTGAAGGAAATCGAAAGCCTCCTGCGCGATACAGGCGGATTTTCGAGGACCGATGCGACCGCACTTGTGGCAAGCGTGAAACGAATCGCTCTCGGTGATCGAGGCGCGAAAGAGAAGCACGCAGCAGACGAGTTGATGTCTGTTTTCTCTCGCGACTACTTCACATCAGGAGCATCGAATCATGGAACTCACGGAAATCAAAGCAGCGCTTGAAGCCGGTCTCAAGGCCCAGGGCGAGAAACTCCAAGGCGCAATCGACAAGTTCCACGGCCAGATCGAAGAGAAGGGCAAAGCCGACTCCGAGACCCGCGCCGAGGTAACCGCACTGGCGGAAAAGTTCCGCTCGATCCGCGACGAGATCACCGACCTCGCGCAGAAGATGACCAGCGCGAAGACCGAAGTGCCGGTGCTGTCGGCCGGCGAGGAGTTCGTCCGGTCCGAGCAGTACAAGCAACTGGTCGCCGGCCAAGTGCAGCGCGCCCGCATCGAGCTGAAGAACACCGTCACCTCGACGTCCAGCACCGCGCTGGCCGATAATCGCCCGGGCATGATCCCCGGTTCGTTCGTGCCGCTGACCGTGCGCGATGTCCTGCGCTCGATCCCGGTCACCTCGAACATGGTCAACAGCCTGCGCGAAACCGGGTTTACCAACTCGGCGGCGGAAGTCTCGCAGGGTGCGGTCAAGCTCGAGTCCGACGTCACGTTCGCGCCGTACAACGTGCCCATCGAGACCGTCGCGCACTGGATCAAGATCAGCAACCAGTTGCTCGCCGATGCGCCGGCTGTCGTGGCGTACATCGAGACCCGTCTGCGTGACGGCCTGGCGCAGCGGATCGAGAACCAGTTCATCAACGGCAACGGCACCGCGCCGAACCTGAGCGGGTTTACCGATTCGGGCAACTTCACGGCCTACACGCCGGCCTCGGGCGCGAACCTCGTGGACACGATAAACCGGGCGAAGTACGCGATGTGGGCAACCGGCAACGTGCCCGACACCGCAATCGTCAACCCGGCAACGTGGGCAACCATGGAGCGGGCACGCGAGGGCGCAAACACCGGGACGTATCTGTACGGTCTGCCTGGCATGGGCGCGGGTATGTCGCCGTTCGGGGTTCGCGTGGTGCTCTCGACCTACCTCGCCGCAACGAAGATCATCATGGCGCGGTTCTCCGATGCGGCCGTGGTGTTCAACCGCAGCGGCGCGGTCGTCGAGATGGGCTACGTCAACGACGACTTCACCCGCAACCTGATCACGATCCGCGCCGAAGAGCGTCTGGCGCTGGCCTGTGATCGTCCGGCCGGGATCTACTACGGCGACTGGACCGCCTAAAGCGGGCCGGGGGAGCGAGCCGCCACGGTTGCCGGTTCGCTCCCTGTTTTCGCGGAGGCTGCATGGATGTAGTCGTCAAGTGCCGGGTGCTGTATCACGACCGCCTGGGCACGCTCAATCAGGGCCAGCGCGTGGACCTGCCCGATTTCCAAGCCGCAGACTTCCTGCGGCGCGGCTTTGTCGAGCGGTATGAAACGAAGGTAATCCGCTCAGTCCCTTTCGAGACCGTTGGCGTACCGGGGTCGTCGTCTGCCTCGCCAGCGGTCCAAGCCTCACCACAGACGACATCGAAACCGTCAAGCGATGGCGCGAAGCGGCGCGGTCGCCCGAAGAAAGAGGCGTGATCGTCGCGAACACCACCTATCAGGCCGCGCCGTGGGCCGATGCGCTCTTCGCGATGGATCGCGGCTGGTGGCAAGTCTGGGGCGATGATGTCGCCGAGCAGTTCGCAGGGCTGCGGTTCTCGACCAATCTCATCGACAGGCGATACGGCGTGCAGCGACTCACCGCACCATTCGACGGCTACGGCAACAGCGGGGCGGCATGCGTAGCGCTCGCGCTCGAGTCAGGCGCGCGGCGCGTGATCCTGCTCGGCTTCGACTGCCAGGCCACGGGCGGAAAGAAGCACTGGCACGGCGACCATCCGCGCCAATTGGGCAACGCGAACGCAATGCCGAAGTGGATGGCCAAGTTCGAAAAGCTCGCCCGCGACAAGTCCGGCCACGAGATCATCAACTGCTCGCGCGAAACGGCGCTGACCTGCTGGCCGCGCATGCCGCTGGCCGAAGCACTGGCGCTGTCATGAGCGACCCGACTGTATCGGTGATCGTGACCTACAACGGCGAGCCGCCCGAGATGCTTCAGCGCGCGCTGTCGAGCGTCCTGACGCAGTCAGTCACCGACGTTGAGGTGCTGCTTATCACGCACGCGCAGCCCGCACCGCAGTCTAGTTGCGACCGGGTGCGCGTCCTGCATGTCAACCCGTGCCTCGTCTACGAAAAGTGGAACCTCGCCGCGCAGGTCGCCCGGGGCCGGTACATCGCGATCTGTCCGGCCGACGATGAGTGGCTACCCGGCAAGCTCCAAGCATGTCTGGACGCCATCGGTGACGCATCGCTGGTGACGCATCAGACGCAGCACGTTAACGCCGACGGGAACCCGCATATCACCGGCCGCTGCTCGATGGAGCAAGTGCATCACCGCACGCGCGACCAGTGGCGCGACCGGTTCCACACCGGCAACTGCATTTTTGCGGCCACGATTCTCTACCCGCGCGCCGTGCATGCCGAGGTCGGGTGGTTCGACGAGACGCTGACCAACATGGGCGATTTGGATTTCTACGCGCGCTGCAATGAGCATCGCGGCATCGTCGTCGTCGAGCAGGTGTATTCGCGCACGCAAGCCTCGACCGACATGGGGCCGGTGATCCGATCAACTGCCGCGTCCGATCTCGCCACGATCCGGCAGAGGTACTACGCATGATCACGCTGCTGACCGCCACCGGTTGCCGCCCGCAGGCTTGGGCGATCTGCGAACGCCTAATGGCTCGCCAGACCTATGCCGGCCTGGTGCGCTGGATTGTGGTCGATGACGGCGCAGAGCCGCAGCCGGTCACGTTCAAGCGGCAGGGCTGGACGCTCGAGGTCGTGCGGCCCGAGGTCAAGTGGCGACCGGGGTTGAATACGCAGGCCTGCAACCTGCTGGAAGGCCTCGATTGCGTGCGCGATGACGAGCGACTGCTGGTCATCGAGGACGACGACTGCTATGCGCCGGAGTACCTCGAGCGCGTCAACGGCTGGCTCGACCGGGCCGAGCTGGTCGGCGAGATCCGCGCACGCTACTACCAGCTTCCGACCGGCAAGTATCGCCAGCTCGGCAACCATCAGCACGCGAGCTTGTGCAGCACCGGCCTGCGCGGCCGGGACGCGCTGCACCTGTTCCGCGCCGAGTGCCTGCGCCAGGACAAGTTCATTGATCTCGGCCTGTGGCGCAAGTTCGGCGGATCTCGCGCGCTGCACGATTCGGCCATGGTCGTCGGATTGAAAGGCCTACCGGGCCGGGGCGGGATCGGCATGGGGCACCGGGACGACTTCGCCGCACCGGTAGACGCCAGCCGCTCGGTGCTGCGGCAGTGGGTCGGCGTCAACATCGACCTCTATGAGGGCCTGACATGAGCATCATCGCGCTGCAATTGGTCAAGGACGCGCTCCGGCAGACGCAGGCCGACGACGACGCGCTGTTGCAACGGCTGCTCGACTCGGCCGAGGACGAGTGCCGGCGCTTTCTCGGCGTCGATGACCTCGCGCCGCTGGTGCAGCCGATTGTCCTGTCTTCCTCATCGTCGAGCAGCAGCAGCGAAGAGGTGGTGGCCTACGCGCCGGCCGTGGTCAACGGGATCATCCTCATGGTGCAGGCCGACTACGACGGCGACATCCGCGAGCGGGAGCAATACCGCACTGCGGCCGAATCGCTGTGGATGCCGTATGCCGTGACCGACAGGACTGCGACGTGAAAGCGGCCGAACTCCCGCAGCGGCTCCGGCACCGGATCGACGTGCAGGAGTTGATTGCATCGCAAGACAGCGACACCGGGGCCGTCGTGGAGGCCTGGGCGTCGATCCTGTCGTCCGACGAGCCGTTGATACCTGCCGCAGTCTACCCGCTCTCTGGGCGCGAATTCGTGGCCGCAGAGGCGATACAGGCGAAGGTCACGACGCGAATCACGATCCGCTACCGACCCGGCATCGAGCCGCGCATGCGTGTCACGCACGGGGCCGACGTCTACAACATCCGCGCCGTGCTGCTCGATCCGACGCTGCGCCGGCACATCAACCTGATGTGCGACTCAGGAGTAGACGACGGATGAGCCTCAAGATGGAGATGACCATCAGCGGCGCTGACCAGATCATCACCCTGCTCAAAAGCCTGCCGGCCGAGGTCGTGAGCAAGGGCGGCGGGCCGGTGCGCTCCGGCCTGCGAAAGGGCGCGCGCGTCATCGGCGACCAGGCGAAAGCGAATCTGGTCGCGGTCACCTCGCGCGCCGGCCGCACTGGCGAAAGCTACGGCACCGGCTTCACGGCGTCGAAAGTCATCCTCAAGCGTAAGAAGCCGTTCGGCACGCGCGGCGAGCGCTACATCGTGACCGTCAAGCCGGAGGCGTACCCGAACACGAAGAGCAGGTTCAGGACGCGGCCGATCA